TCCTGGTGTACTCATCAGGGAAGTTGATCTAACAGTCGGAAGAGCCGAAAATGTTCTCGATAACATTGGTGCTATTGCTGGTCCTTTTCCACAGGGTCCAGTAAACGAGGTTACACAGATCAATACTCAACAGGAATACATCAACACTTTCGGACAGCCTCTTTCAACTGACCGTCAATATGAATACTGGATGACAGGTTCTGAATTCCTGTCTTATGGCGGTGTTCTGAAAGTCGTTCGTGTTGGTGACGAGAATTTAGTCAACGCTAATGCTGGTGTCGGCGTTGCTTCAACTTCTGTCCTGAGAGTTGACAACTACGAAGATTACGAAGCGAATCACAAAACAGACACTAGCTTCACTTACTGTGCTAGGAACCCTGGTTCCTGGGCAAACTCGATGAGGGTTTGTTTCATTGATAACGCTGCTGACCAAATCATTGGTATTGGTACAACTAACCCAGGTGCCATTGGGGCTGTTGTTGGTTATGGTGTTACTGCAGCACTTTCAAGTGTTGTCCTTCCTGGTGCTGGAACAACAACTGTGTTCGAGGGTTACCTGAAAGGAATCATTACTGGTGTTACAACGGAAGCAACCAATGGTAACTCCACTATTGAAGTTAAGATTGTTTCTCGTGTTTCGTCCGCTGGAACAAATTATCTGCTGGATTATCAACAGAGCAATCCTGCTGCTTCCTTCGAAGTGAATGACGCACTGACCTTTGTTAATAATTTAGGAATCGCAACTGGTATTACAACATCGGTTACCAGAGTCCTGGACTGGTATAGTGACCAGACGCTGGGATTGACCAACTCCACAGTCTACTGGAAGTCGCTTGCTCCACGTCCTGTAAGCAGCAACTATTCATCCAGCAGAAATGGTGGTGGTGACGGTCTCCACGTTGTTGTTGTTGATGATACTGGATCGATCACAGGAATCCAAGGTAATATCCTTGAGAAGCATTTGAACCTGTCAAAAGCACTTGATGCTTCTGCAGATGGTGATGCTCCCACTAAGACATACTACAAAGACTTCATTGCTAATGGGTCTGAGTATATTTTTGCTGGTTATAATCCATCAATCACTAATGACGCTCAGTGGGGCACTGCTCCTCTGGCAACTGGATTCTCAACAGACTTCACTGCTTACACAACTGCTGAAGGTCTCTGGGGTCAGCAAGCACAAGGCGTTAGATTCAGTGCCATCGGTAATGTAAGTTACAGTTTAGGTGGTGGTGTTGATTACGCATCTGGTGGCGGTATGGAAGCCACATTGGGTGACCTGGTAACAGGTTACAGTTATTTTGAAAACAAAGACGAGGTAGAAGTTGACTTTATCATGATGGGTCCTGGTCTGACAACTGAGTCATCCTCCCAAGCGAAAGCAAATTACATCATCTCTCTTGCTGAATCAAGAAAAGATTGTGTTGCTTGCATTTCACCACACAGAGATAACATCGTTAATGTCTCAAACTCTACGACGCAAACCAACAATCTGCTGAAGTTCTTCGCTCCTCTTTCGAGTTCTTCTTACGCAGTCTTTGATAGTGGTTATAAGTACACTTATGATCGCTTCAATAACGAGTTCCGTTATATTCCATGTAACGGAGACACCGCTGGTCTGATGGTCAGAACTGGCATTCTTGCTTATCCCTGGTTCTCACCTGCTGGTCAGCAAAGAGGCGTTTTGAACAATGCCATCAAACTGGCTTACAACCCCAACAAAGCACAGAGAGATCTGTTGTATCCAGCAAGAGTCAACTCAATTATCAACCAGAAGGGAACAGGAATTGTTCTTTTCGGTGATAAAACTGCCCTGGGTTATGCTTCTGCTTTTGATAGAATCAACGTTCGTCGTCTTTTCCTCACAGTTGAGCAAGCACTTGAGGGTGCAGCAAACGCACAACTGTTCGAACTCAATGATGTCAACACGAGATCTAACTTCGTGAACATCGTTGAACCTTATCTCCGTGATGTCCAAGCGAAGAGAGGACTTTATGACTTCTTGGTTGTTTGTGATGAGACAAATAACACTCCTGATGTGATTGACAACAATGAATTCAGAGCGGACATTTATCTGAAACCAACCAAGTCTATCAACTACGTCACCTTGACCTTCATTGCAACCCGCACTGGCGTTGCATTCGAAGAAGTTGTTGGAACTGTTTGATCATTACTACATAAACACAGGAGGAACTAACAATGGCCGAAACAAGAACCCTTTCACAATTCAAATCTAAACTGGCGGGCGGCGGCGCTCGCCCCAATCTGTTCGAAGTCTCGATCCCTGCTTTTCCTTCCTCAGTTTCTGAGGCTTGGGGAAGTGGAGATGATGGTGAGAACGGAACTTTTAAATTCCTTTGCACAGCAGCACAACTTCCAGCGTCTAACGTTGCTGAAGTTGCTGTTCCTTTTAGAGGAAGAAGTTTGAAGATTGCTGGTGACAGAACATTTGATCCTTGGACCGTCACCGTTCTCAACGATGAGGACTTCAAACTGAGAACTGCCTTTGAAAGATGGGCAAACGAACTCAGCAAGTTGGATGACGCAACTGGCGTTACCAACCCAACTTCTTACATGGCTGACGCTTATGTTCAGCAACTTGGAAGAGGTGCAACTGCATTCTCACAAAATAATGATGGTGGTGAATCAGCAATTCTGAGAACTTACAAGTTCTATGACATGTTCCCACAAACAATCTCAGCAATTGAGTTGAACTACGACTCAACAAACACTGTTGAGAATTTCCAGGTAACCTTCTCGGTTCAGTACTTCACAATCGGTGAATCACTCCAGTCAAGTGGTTCTAACCCAGGAGAGGTTCTGATCAGATGATAAATAACTAGACGACAAGTCTAGTATCTAATAATGGCTGCGAGATTATTTGGTTTCTCAATTGAAGATAGCGAAAG